GTGTATATTGATACTAGTTGGTCCGATAAGATTCCCGTTGACTCGTATATCATTCTTGATGCGTATCAAGTAATTGATCCCGATGTAAATACTGATATGTACCATGACAGATGGCTACTGAGATATACAACTCAGCTATTTAAAAGACAGTGGGGTGAAAATCTCAAAAAATTCGAAGGACTGCAAATGCCCGGTGGTTTGACTTTCAATGGTCAAAAGCTATACGAAGAGGCGATGGAATCAATCATAAAGCTGGAAGATGAAATGATTTCCAGCTATAGTTTGCCAGTCCATGACATGATAGGTTAGCAATGGCTACCAATGTATATTTCAATAACTTTGCTTACGGCAGAGAGCAAGACCTTGTCGAAGATCTCACGATCGAAGCGATTAAGATCTATGGGCATAACGTCAAGTATATGCCTCGTACTCTCGTCAATGTTGATCAGCTATTTGGTGAAGATACACTAAGTAAATTTGATGAGGCTATCAATGTTGAAATGTACATTAAGAATGTCGAGGGATTCGAAGGAGAAGGAGATCTTCTGTCTCGCTTTGGTCTCGAGATAAGAGATCAGATTACATTTACTGTAGCTAGAAAAAGATTCGATCAAGCAATAACCTCTCCAAAGATTCTTACGGAAGTGGGATACAATCTTATCCACGAGTCTGGTGATAATGATGCTCCCTCTCGTCAATTTCTAACAGGCGCAAAAGATACTGAATCTTTCATGCTTGAAGGATCAGATTATCTCAATACAATTAATCGTCCACAAGAAGGTGATTTAATATACTTTCCGATGGTTGGAAAAATATTTGAGATTAAATTTGTAGAGCACGAGCAGATATTCTATCAAACAGGTCGTCTGCAGACATACGATGTCCGTTGCGAGCTCTTTGAGTATAGCTCAGAAAGAATTGACACTGGCAATACAGAAATTGATACTATTGAAGATACGTACAGTCTTGATGTATTAGATAACCAGCTGACATTAGAGGATGGCACCGGGATTGCGCTGTTTGAAGATGGAGGTACACTGTTACAAGAGTTTGCTATTGAGACTAAGGATGCTTCAGCCAACAATTCGTTCTTCCAATTCCAGGCAGATAATATTTTAGACTTCAGTGAACAGAATCCTTTTGGGGATCGGGATAGGTATTAGGTATGTTTGGAAGTAGTTTTTATCACGGAACCATACGTAAATATGTTATCGTATTCGGTAATATGTTTAACGGCATATACCTGCAAAGACTGGATCAGAGCGAAACCGTAATCCAGACTCTGAAGGTACCTATAGCATATGGTCCAAAAGAAAAGTTTCTGGTAAGATTATCCCAGGATCCGGATTTGGATCAAGATGTTGCTATTTCTCTGCCTAGAATTGGCTTTGAGATGACTGGTATAAATTATGCTTCCAATAGAAAGCTACCGTCAACTCAGAAGAATGTAAAGATAAGCTCCACAGATAATACGTCTTTTAGTACGCAGTATGTACCGGTGCCATACGATATCCAATTCAGAATGAGTATCTTTGTAAAGAATGCTGACGACGGAACGCAGATACTCGAGCAGATACTGCCTTATTTCCAACCTGAATGGACAAATAACATTAAGCTAATTCCTGGCATGGATCTTACCTA